CGTCGACCGGGTCAAGGCGCAGTCGTTTGTCGTCAAGGATCAAATCTCACAGATGAAAACCCAAGGGTCGATCGCCCGGGACGACGACGGGCGACTACGGGTCAGGCGTCCGCTGTCAGCAACCCAAGGGTTGACCCGAGAGCAGATCGTGACCGACCCCGACGTGACCCGCGCCGACATCGCCGAGCGAGAGCTGCTGCGGGCTCTCCGGCCGCTGCGGGACAAGCTCGGGGTTCTACATCACCGGGTGCCGCGGGATGTGCAGGTGCTCATGCAGCGATGGCTCGATCTCAAGCTCGTTCATCGGCCGAACTCATGAGGCGCCCGCCGGCGCCGCGCGACCCAGTCGCCGACGCAGCGCAGCTCGCCGAGTGGGAAGCGGACGACCGCGAGCTGCTGTCGACAATCCTCGAGGGGTGGCTCGCCACCCTGCACGGGCTCATGCTGCCTTACGTCAGCGGCAGCACCGTCACGCATTGCCTCGACGAGCTGCACGCGATCATCGTGCAGTGCCTCGAGGATCTCGAGGCTGAACCCGCGCAGGTGTGAGCAGCAGCCGCTAGTGTGATCAGCGGTCATGGCTTGCCCGATAACCCCCCGCCACCCCCGGCGGGGGGTTTTCGTTGTCTCCGGGCTGCCCGGGGTGGGATGGTGGCGGCATGAGCGAGGAGCAGCACCGCTACTGGGGTGCGCGGCCGGACGACCGGCGGATAAGGGAGCACCTCGACCGGCAGCGTGAGCTCGACCCGCTGCGGCGAGTGAGGCTCGACGATGGGCGGGTCGCGCGGGTCGGCGAGGACGCCGAGGGTGAAGGCGACGACGAATGAGCGTCTCCGACGATTTCCGGGCCGCGGTCGAGCTGCTGCGCGGTTGGGGGTTCCACGTCACCGAGTGGAACGGCTGCTACGGGCGCAGCAACGGCGGCAGTTGGTCGGCAGGCCGGCCGGTTGGCCATGTTAACCACCATTACGTTTGTAGTTTGAACGGCAGTCAGGACTACATCAACGGGCTCGTGTCGAACCTCGCGAACGGGTCGGTCGTGAATTGGTTCGCCGACGTGCACGGCGTTGCGTACCTGATCGGCACCGGGCCGATGAACCATGCCGGCACGGGTAATCAGTCGGTGCTCGACCGGACCCGTATGGATGCGCCGCCGCCGAGTAACCCCGCGAGCTCGGCGGGGTCGATCTCGGGCAATAGCCACTACAGCGGCACCGAGGCGCAGCACCCGGGCGACTCGACGCCGTGGCCTACCCCGATGCTCGACGTCGTGGTCGCGATCAACGCCGCTGAATTCCTCGTGTGGGGCTACACCGAGAACCGCGCGATCAACCATTCCGAGTGGTCGAATCGCAAGATCGACATGAGCGCCGGCGGCGGCGTGAATTCCGACGGGTGGTCGGCTGCCGAGCTGCGCCGGCGGGTAGCTGCGCAGATGACCGGCACCGCGCTGCCGCCGAACCCCGAACCCGAACCCGAACCCGTAGCGGAGGATGACGACGTGATGCAACTGCTCAAGATCGCCGGCGGCGACGGCAAGATCTACGCCGCGAGCGTGACCGGCCGGCGTTTCTACTACATCGGCAACCCCGACTCGCTGCAGTCGAATCAACTCGCCGGCACCTATTCGGCCGAGATCAAAGAGATCGACCAAGGGCAGATGAATCACGTTCGGTACGCGTGTCAGATTCAGGGCGACGACGACCCCGCGACCCCGATCCCGTAGTGCTCGTGAGTCTTCGCGAGCGCTCGACGTCGGATCTCGTGCTGCTGATCTTCGCGGCAACGATCGGTTTGACGATCCTCGCGGTGAGCTCAGGGCTCGTGCTGCTCGAGCTGCTGCACCCCGAGATCGACACGACCCTCGCGGCGACGGCGCTGGGGCAGGTCGTGGGCATCGTGATCGGCGTCGTCGTCGGGTTCGTGGCGGGTCGGCGACCGTCGGATCGCCGAGGAGCTGCTGCCGAGTGATCGACCAGGCCGAGGAGTCGCTCAAGCTGCGGCTGCGGGCGCTCGAGGTGTCGCCGCCCGGCGCGGGTCCGCAGGGTCCGCAGGGTCCGGCTGGGCCGGCCGGCGCGACGGGTGCGCAGGGTCCGGCCGGCGCCGCCGGCGCCGCGGGCGCGACGGGTGCTCAGGGTCCGAAGGGCGACCCGGGCGCGCAGGGTCCGCAAGGTCCGAAAGGCGACACCGGGGCGACCGGCTCGGCGGGTGCGCCGCCGACGAAACTCACACAGGCCATCGCCGGGCAGACACTGCCGGTCGGCACGACGAACGTCACGCTCACCGCGGTGCCGACCGGCAAGGTCGCGATGTTCATGATCCCGGTCGTGTTCCGGGTACCGGCCGGCGGTTCGTGGAACGGCAACGCTTACCAGTCGTGCACGGCGCGGGTCATGGACGGCACAACGCAGGTCGGCACCGACGTGATCGCGTCGAGCGGGCCGACGGGCGACTCGCAACCGTTCACGATCACGGTTGCCGTCGGCGGGTACACGTTCGCGGCGACGCCCGTGCTGCGGCTGATCACGACGGCGGCGACTGTGATGGACGCTGCGCAGCTCATGGGCATCGCGTATTAAGCTGCTCTGCGCGCCCGGCGGGTCGGCGCCCGGGTCCCCCGTTGCCCCGCCCGTCGCGGCGCACCATCCGGCGAATAGGTGACGACCGGCAGGTAGCGGATCTACGCTCTGTGTTCATGCCGGAAACCACGCGCCCGAGCGGTCTAGTCGTGTCCGCGCGCTCGCTTGGACCACCAGACCCGCAAGGGCTGCCGCCACGCTCAACGTTCACGCCGAACGACAACGATCCGGTAGGCACCGTCGGCCCGGCGCCGACCGCGGACAACGCCGGGTACGGCGCCCAGCACGTGCTTTACCCGTCGTCCGACCCGCCGCTGCAGGCGCAGGCATGGGCGGGATGGCCGGTCGAATGGCAGACACCGAACACGAACTCGCTCGGCATGATGGGACCGGCCGGCGACCTTGACGTCGTGTGGGCGGCGATCGACCTGAACTCGAGGATCTCAGCCGACATGCCGGTCGGGGTGACCAGGGCGAACACGCCGCAGCCGCCGCCATCGTGGATCGCGAACCCGCAACCGCAGGTGTATTCGCACTGGGGCGAATTCTTCAAGCAAGCGTGGTGGAGCTATCAGGCGATCGGCGAGACGTTCATCGTCGCGACGTCCCGGTTCGCCGACGGGTTCCCGCGCACGTTCATGTGCCTGAACCCGATGTTCGTGACCGTCGACCTCGACCCCGCTACTGGCTTAAGGCAGTATTGGATCGGCGGCGAGCAGGCGACCGAGGATGTGCTGCACATCCGCTACACGTCGATCAACGGCGACGCGCACGGGCACGGGCCGCTCGAGGTCGCCGGCGCCCGGGTCACCGCGGCGCGCGTGTTCATGCGGTACGCGTCCGACCTCGCCCGAAACGGCGGCGTGCCATGGGCAGTGCTCAAACACAAGTACCGGCTGCACCCGGCGCAGGCGCAGCAGATGAAAGCGCAATGGATCGCGAGCGCTCAGAACCGTTTCGGGGCGCCGGCGATCCTCGACTCCGACGCTGACCTGCAGGTGCTGCAGGTGCTGCCGAAAGATATGGCGCTGTCAGAGCTTTCGCAGCACACCGAGGCGCGGCTCGCGATGCTGCTCGGGGTGCCGGCGTTCCTGCTGAGCCTGCCGTCGGGGGCAGACTCAATGACCTACACGAACGTCTCACAGTTGTTCGATCAGCACTGGCGCACCACGCTGCGGCCGATGGCGCGGTTCATCACCCGGGCGATCTCAGGGTGGGCACTGCCGGCCGGTAACGAGCTCGAGATCGACCCCGAGTCGTATGTGCGAGCCGACGCGACCGCGCGGGCGAACTACTACGCGCTGATGATCAATTCCGGGATCATGACACCCGACGAGGCACGCAGCCTCGAGCGGCTGCCACCCCGCGGCGACATCACCCCCGCACCGACCCATGAGAATCAGGTGACACAAAATGCCGGCGTCTGAGCTGCACGTGCGTCGTTTCCAAGCGGTCGACCTCGAGCTGCGCGACGGCGACG